CATGAAAGCCCCGAAGAAGAAATCACGGAATGAGGCGGCTGAATCCTTTGCTGCCGCTGGCCTAGACCTCGACTTCTCTCAGGCTCCAACCACTTGGAAGTTCCTGAATAACGATGCCTTCTTCCGTGGGCTCCTCGGCCCTGTGGGGTCAGGCAAAAGCTATGCCTGTGCTGCCGAGATATTCCTGAAGGCCGTCCAGCAAAAGCCGTCTCCGGTCGATAATACGCGCTATACCCGCTTCGTCATCGTCCGTAACTCATATCCTGAACTTCGCACCACAACCATCAAGACGTGGCAAAACCTGTTTCCAGAGGATGTCTGGGGGCCAATGCGCTGGTCACCACCTATTACCCACCACCTGAAGCTGCCCGGTCGTGACGGAATACCCGGCGTTGACTGCGAAGTGATCTTTCTAGCCCTAGATCAGCCAAAAGATGTCCGTAAACTCTTGTCTCTTGAACTCACTGGCGCTTGGGTGAATGAGGCCAGAGAACTTCCGCTGGCTGTTATTCAGGGCCTAACACACCGCGTTGGCCGTTTCCCGACCAAATTGCATGGTGGCCCGACTTGGCGTGGTATCTGGGCCGATACGAACCCGATGGATACCGACCATTGGTGGTATCGCCTAGCTGAAAAAGAACCGATTCGCGGCAAATATGAGTGGAAATTCTTCAAGCAACCAGCCGGAATGGTCGAAGTTCCATCCGATCACGAAGGCGCACTACCCGCCGCTGGTAGGCACTGGATCATTAACGATAAAGCCGAGAACACAAACAATCTCCCAATGGGTTACTATGAACAGCAGCTCGGCGGGAAGAACCTAGACTGGATCAAATGCTATGTCGGTGGGCAATATGTCTATGTCCAAGAAGGAAAACAGGTCTGGCCGGAATATTCAGACACCATTATGGTGGTTGATAAGCTCGATTATGATCCAGCAGTCCCGCTACAAATAGGATTAGACTTTGGACTGACTCCTGCGGCTGTCTTCGGCCAGAAGATGCGTAATGGACGCTGGCCTTCACGAAATCGTCTCGTTTTCGATGGGCCTCGAAAGATTCGGCCAGATCATGATGCACGATGTCATGACCCACTTCCCGAGGGCCCAGCTCTTCATCTGGGGCGATCCAGCGGGTGTGGCGCGTGACGGTATTTTCGAAGTTACAGCCTTCGATTACCTGAAAACCCTCGGTCTAAATGCCCAGCCGACCGCATCAAACGACTTTATGGTTCGCCGTGAAGCTGGCGCACTACCCATGCAGAGGCTCATAGATGGAAAACCCGGACTTATCATCGACTCAGGATGCCAAAGGCTCAGAAAAAGTCTCGCCGGGGGATACCATTTTAAGAGAGTGGGCGTCGGTGGAGGCACGGATAGATTCCGTGATGCGCCTAACAAGAATGAACATTCTCATATCGGGGACGCTTTTGGCTATCTTATGCTTGGCGGTGGCGAGTTTAGGACTTTGACCCGTGGCCATCACATCGGTGGCAAACTGTTCTCGACCGCACAGGCCAACACAGACTTTGACATATTCGCATGATGCCAGATCGTGACATTATTGACGCGGCTCAATTTCCAGTAACGTGGATGATTGCGCCGTTTGATGTGGAACATATCCACGCGATGCAGCTATCCGAACTCGACCAGAGGACGATCAAGGCATACGACAACTTTGATGAGATGGTCACAGCCTATGCCGAAAGATTCTATGCCTTTTCTATCCTAGTAGATGGCCAGCCAGTCGCATCCTACTTGCTGTTCAATCTCTGGTCAGGCCATTGGGAAGTGACAGTCTTTAAAGATTTTCGCTTCGCAGAGGCCAATTCCTTGACGTTTACTATGGGAAGTAGGCGTATGATAACACATATTGCCAACCTTCCGTTTATCCGGCGTTTGCAGATAACCGTCAGAGATGATAATCCTAGTGCCCTGCGCTGGGCAGAGTTGATCGGGTTCAAGCATGAGGCTTTTCTCGAAAGCTACGCACCAGACGGATGTGATGCTCATATCTTCAAGAGGTTGAATCATGGGATTCATAGCACAAGCTCTCGGTTTTGATCGTGGCGATGGTGGCTCTTCGGCAGCCCAGCAACGTCAGATGGAAATTCAGCAGCGTCAGGAAGAGCGCTTGACCGCTCAAGAGGGCGAACAGGGCCGAGCAATGGCAGCGTCGATTCGCGCTCGGACACGCGGTGGCTATCGCCAGTTGCTTTCTCCTGAGCGCATCGCACCAGAGACTGGTCTTCCGGTTAAACTGAGCGGTCTCTAATGGTCGCCAAGAAGTATCAGAACCCGAAAGGTGGACTCAATGCCGCTGGTCGAGCTTTTTTTAAGCGCACTGAAGGGTCTAATCTCAAGGCTCCTGTCAAAGGCGCTCCTAAATCACGCGAGGCACTTGGTCGCAAAGCTAGTTTCTTGGCTAGAATGGCTGGTGTTAAAGGTCCAGACCGTGATGAGAAAGGTCGCCCGACTCGGAAACTTCTTGCATTAAGGGCTTGGGGAGCCACCTCAACCGCTGATGCGAAGAAGAAGGCCGCTGCTTTGAGTGCGCGTATCAAGAACATGAAGTATCCAAACCTGATCGACAATATGCGCGCTTCCATGATGAAGGAGAAGAAAGATGCCTCTTAAATCTGGTTCGTCACAGAAGGTAATCTCGCAGAATATCAAGACAGAAATGAAAAGCGGCAAGCCAATGAAACAGGCTGTCGCTATTGCTTTGTCAAAAGCTGGCAAATCCAAGAAGAAGTGAGGGTATCATGGCCAAGATGAGTGTTGAAAACGTAATCAAACGCGCTTCCTTGGCCGCATCCAAGAAAGACGAATGGCGCACGATCTATCAGGAGTGCTACGAATACGCGCTCCCGCAGAGAAACCTTTATGACGGGAACTATGAAGGTGGCGTTCCCGGTCAGAAGAAGATGCAGAAGGTCTTTGACTCGACTGCAATCCATTCTACTCAGCGGTTTGCAAACCGTATCCAATCAAGCCTGTTTCCTCCCTATCGGGCTTGGTGTCGCCTTCAGGCTGGCAATGCGATCCCAGAAGGCCGCCGCCCAGAGATTCAGCGCGTTCTGGATTTCTACAATGAGCGTATGTTCAATGTGCTGCGTCAAACGAACTTTGACTTGTCGATGTCAGAGTTCTTGCTTGATCTGGCGGTCGGCACAGCCGTCATGCTTATTCAACCGGGCGACGAGAAAGCACCGATCCGCTTCACAGCAGTTCCGCAATATCTTGTTTCGCTTGAAGAGGGGCCGCATGGCACGGTCGATAACGTCTATCGCAAGATGCGGATGAAGGGCGATGCGATCTCTCTTCAATGGACGGATGCCAATATCCCTGTTGCATTGCAGCAACAAATCGACCGCAAGCCGACAGATGATGTCGATCTGCTTGAGGCAACCGTTTTCAATAAAGATAACGGCTATTATTGTTATTACGTTATTCATGAGAAGACCAAGTCGATGCTGGTCTATCGTGAAATGAAGATGTCACCGTGGATTGTGACGCGTTACATGAAAGTCTCCGGTGAAGTCTATGGCCGTGGCCCACTGATTACGGCTATGCCGGATGTCAAAACGATCAATAAGACGCTCGAACTTATCTTGAAGAACGGCAGTTTGGCCGTTTCCGGTGTATATACAGCGGCTGATGATGGCGTAATCAACCCGCAGAACGTCAAGATTCAGCCGGGTGCTATTATCCCTGTAGCCCGTAACGGTGGACCGCAAGGCCCAAGCCTTACACCACTACCGAAGTCAGCGGATTTCAATGTCGGCCAGATCATTATCAACGATCTGCGTATGAACATTAAGAAGATGCTTCTCGACGACACGCTACCGCCGGACAATATGTCTGCTCGGTCGGCTACTGAAGTGGTGCAGCGCCGCAACGAATTGGCCCAGAACCTCGGCGCAGCGTTCGGTCGCCTGATCACAGAGGCCATGATCCCGATTGTCAGCCGCATCCTGTTCATTCTTGATCAGCGCGGTGACATCGACTTGCCGTTAAAGATCAATGGCGAGGAAGTCCGTATCGTTCCGATCTCTCCGCTGGCTCAGGCACAGAATATGGAAGAACTGAACGATGTGATGCAGTTTGTTCAGATCGTGGCCGGAATGGGACCGGAAGCCATGATGACCATCAAGAAGGATGAGATCATCGACTATGTGGCTGAACGTTTAGGTGTTCCCGGTCGGATCATGACCACAAAGGATGAACGCGAAGAGATTGCCCAACAATATGGGCAGATGCAGGCAATGGCAGCACAGCAACAGCAGCCAGCCGGACCGCCTCAAGCCGGAAACCAAGAAGCGGTAATGCGCGCTCTACAGTGAGAAATACATGACAGAACCAAATAAACAGAGGGATTTGGACACCCTTTACGCTCTGGTGTTCACTTCCGAAGCTGGCGCTAAGGTATTGGCTGATCTCGAAAGTAAGTATTTAGAACAACCTACTTGGTTCCCGGGGGATGAAGCGTCTCACGGGTTCCATCGGGAGGGTCAGAATAGCGTCGTTCGGCTTATCAAAGAGCGGATCAAACGAGCGAGGACTTAATGACAGAAGAACAGACAACTCAGGCCGGAGAGGGCGAAGCCCAAACCGACAACCAGAGCCTGTTGACTCCTGAATCAACGGTAACTGAAGTAAAAGCGGAGCCGGAAATCCCACATCGGGAACTTACCGACGAGGAAAAAGCGGCTCAAGCACCAGAAGAAGACGAAAAACTGGAACGTCCAGACTATTGGCCAGAGAATTTCTGGTCTGAAGAGGACGGCCCAGACGTAGAAGCACTCGCAAAATCCTACTCAGAACTTAGAACCAAGTTCTCTCAGGGCCAGCACAAGGCTCCGAAGGACGGTAAATACAATCTTGAGGCGTTCAAGGCAGCAAATGTGCCAGATGATGACCCGGTTCTGGTCAATTATCTCGCAACTGCGAAAGAACTTGGCCTGTCTCAGGATGCTTTCGAGAAGATTGCCAAGTCTTACCTCGACAACTTCTCCGGCGCTATGGAGCAAATGCAAGTCAATCGTGAGGTTGAACTCAAGAAGCTGGGCAATAAGGCCGACGAGATCATCAAAGCCAATAACCAGTGGCTTGGTAAGCTCGGTCGGTCGATCCTGAACGAAGCTGAACTCAACGCGGTCGCGCAAGCGTCCACCAGTGCCGCTTTTGTGTCTGCTTTGAACAAAATCAGGCAGGCTTCAGGCGAAATGGCTATTCCGACAAGCGGTATGACAGAAGATCAAGGCGTATCGAAGGATGACTTATACGCAATGGTCGGTGATCCGCGTTACGGAAAAGACATGGCTTTCACTCGGAAGGTCGAGAAGATGTTTGCTCAGGCGATCCCGGGCTAATTTGACAGAATTGGGCGGGTGATTTATTTATCACCCGTCCGATAACCGCAAGGCCGGATTTTTTAGGTTGGGGAACCTTAAAATCCCAAGTGAACGGCCCGACAGGATAACCGTTGCGTGAGTAAACCTTAACCTCGAACGGAGCAATACAATGGCACAGCTTATCTCCAATGCCTTTGTCACGCTGTTCGAAGCGCAACGGTGTCGAAGGTTCTACAGTAAAATTCCCAAAAATCGGCAAAGGCTCGGCTACGATCCGCGTTCCTCAGACCGATGTTTCACCGCTTAACGTCAGCTATTCTCAGGTCACCGCAACGATGGGCGACTGGAACGCTGCCGAATACAGCGACATCTTCCATCAGCAAAAGGTCAACTTCGACGAACGCCGCGAACTCGTTTCGGTCGTGTCGAACGCGATTGGCCGCCGTATGGACCAGATCATCCTCGACGCACTCGCAGCTTCCAGCACCTCGCTGACAGTTTCGAATGACATCGGTGGGACAGACACCAACCTCAACGTGGCAAAACTCCGCCGCGCCAAGAAGTTGATGGACGCTGCAAACGTGCCTATGGATGGCCGTTGCTTCATCATCTCGGCTTCTGGCCTCGAAGGGTTGCTCGGTGAGACCCAAACGACCTCGGCTGATTTTAACTCGGTCCGTGCTCTCGTCTCGGGTGAGATCGACACCTTCCTCGGCTTCAAGTTCGTCACGATTGGTGACCGCTCAGAAGGCGGCCTTCCGGTTGATGGCTCACTTGACCGCACATGCTATGCGTTCCACCGTGACGCAGTTGGCATGGGCATCGGCATGAACCAGCGCACAGAGATCAACTATGTCCCTGAAAAGACATCGTTCCTTGTGAACAGCATGTTCTCTGCTGGTGCAGTCGCCATTGACGACGAAGGCATCGTCAAGATCACCTGCCGCGAATCGTGAGAAGGAGACTAAACTATGGCTTTTGATTCTGCTGGCTGGAACACCATCGCTGCTAACAAGGCCGGAAATGCTCCGTCTTTGTATAGCTACAAGTCTGCCGACACGCAGGCTACAATGAACACGGCTGCATACTTCAATTCAGTCGCGTCCATCGTGAAAGTCGGTGACGTTCTGTTTCTCTACGACACGACGACCCCATCGCTCGTGATCTCGTATGTGAACGCAAACAATGGCACGACCGTTGACATCGCTGACGGCACGACCATTTCAGCTACCGACACAGACTAATCTGTTCGGCTACTGACGAGATTGAGAGCCTCGACCTAGAAATGGGCCGGGGCTTTCTTCTTTAAGTCATTTCGAATATATATGATTTCGTAATGGAGTCCTGACATGGCTACAGGCGATACCAAACTGAAAATTTGTAACGATGCCCTGATTATGCTCGGCACGAACGTGATTACATCTTTCTCGGATGGTTCGTCGGCAGCCCAGATCACAGACCGTCTTTACGACGATGTGAAAGTCATGCTCCTGTCGCTGTATCCGTGGTCCTTCTCAATCAAGAAACAGCAACTTGCTCGGCTCGAAACAACTCCGGTTACAGAATGGCGCTATGAATATGCTATGCCGGGCGATCTGATTGCTGGTGCAAGGGCATTGTTCATTACGACTTCTTCCGGTGGGCGGCCTGTCGCTGAGTGGGAAAAAATCGGTCACAAAATTCAGACCAATTACCCATATATCTGGATAGATTACCAGTATGACGTATCTGAGGATCAGTTGCCTCAGTATTTCGTGCAGCTTCTCAAATACTTCCTTTGCTGGCACTTTGCCGAACCAGTGACAGATCAGCTTACCAAATCCCAGTATTGGCAGGGAATGGCTGTCGGTAGCCCGGGCGAGAATGGCCGTGGTGGTTTCTTCCGGCAGGCTACGATGATTGACTCACAGAACCAACCCAACCAGTCTATTGAGGACTTCTCTCTCGTCGCCGTGAGGTATTGATGACTAAGATTGTCAATATCCAAACTAACTTTACAGTTGGCGAGGTTGACCCGCTTCTGCGCGGTCGTATTGATCTTAATCAGTATTATTCTGCTCTGAAAACGGCAGAGAATGTTGTCATCATCCCGCAGGGCGGCGCTCGTCGTCGTCCGGGTCTTAAGTTTATCTATGATCTTCCGGCATCAGCAGCCAATGGTGTGGCGCTAATTCCGTTCGAGTTCTCGACTGCCGACTCTTATATGTTTGCAGTCGTTGACCAGCGCATTTATATCTTCAAGAACGGCGTGATTGTCACGAACATCAACGGTTCAGGCAATCCATATCTAGCCGCATCAACTCTGACATCAGCCATTCTGCCTAATCTAAAATATGCTCAGTCGGCAGACACAATGATCTTTGTGCATGAAGACATTGCACCATTAAAGCTGGTCCGTGGCGGAACAGATGCTTCGTGGACGCTTAGTGCAATTACGTTCGACTACATACCAAAGTATAATTACGACAATCTTCTTTTGAACCCTGTTTCGACCATTACTCCGGCGGCAACAACTGGCGTAACAACAATCACTGCGTCTTCCTATACATCGGATACTGGTAACTTACAGGCAGCAACAACGACGAGCGTGACGTTGAAGGCTGCTGCCAGTGGCACAAATGATATTTTCAAAGGCATGTGCGTTGTTATGACAACTGGCACACAAGCCGGAAAAGCCAGAAAGATTACGGCCTATAATGGCACGACAAAGGTAGCGACAACATTCCCCGCTTGGGATACTGCTCCGCTAACTGGTGATAGCTATAAAGTCGCTCCATACGCCCCTGAAAGTGTGAACCAATACATCAATGCTACGCCTTATGGCCGCGCACGAATCATTAAATACATCAGCGACACACAAGTTCAGGTCTATGTAGAAATCCCATTTGCCAGCACCGACCCCGTTACAAGCGGCAATCATGATGCTGAGTGTTTTTATGAGGACGTGTGGTCATCTGTTCGTGGTTGGCCGAAAAGCGTTACATTCCATGAAGGGCGCTTGTTCTTCGGTGGTTCAAAATATCGCCCATCTACCATCTGGGGTAGCCGCGTCGGAGACGTATTTAACTTCGATAAAGGCACAAGTTTGGATGATGACGCGCTAGAGGCAACTCTGGACGTTAACCAATTCAACGCGGTTGTAGACATCTATTCTGGCCGCGATCTGCAAATCTTTACCACTGGTGCAGAGTTCTACGTCCCGCAAGGACTAGGCGATCCTCTTACGCCAACAAACTTTATTGTCCGCGTTGCCACCCGTAACGGTATTCTTGCTGGCGTTTCTCCAGTCGGGTTAGAAGCTGGAACGCTTTATGTGCAGCGCGGCGGCAAGACCGTAAAAGAGTTCATTTATACGGATGCTCAGGCAACGTATGTATCGAACAACATCTCGGTTCTGTCTGGTCATCTAATTAACTCGCCAATAGATTTAGCTTTGCGTAGAGCGACAGATACTGACGAAGCTGACCTATTAATGCTTGTTAACACAGACGGGTCATTCACGGCCTATTCTGTATTGCGGTCGCAAGACATTGTTGCTCCATCACGGTTTACGACCGATGGCCTATTTAAGGCAGTAGCCGTCGATGTGGACACGATCTACACAGTTGTGCAGCGCACGGTTAACGGCACAACCAAGTATCATGTCGAGCAATTCAACCGCGACATTACATTAGATAATGCTGTTACTGGTGGCGCTGCCGCGAATGTGACCGCATCTAATCTGGCTGCCAAGACGGTCAAGGTGATCGCAGACGGTGTTGTATTGTCCGACGAGACGGCAAACTCTAGCGGCCTTGTGACATTCGACCGCTCATCTACAACATCCTATGTAGTCGGCACTGATTACACAGTTCAGATCAAGACCATGCCGATTGAGCCACGCCTGCAATCTGGCAACCTTCGTGGCTACAAGAAGCGCATCATTGAGGTTGCGGCAGAGTTCTATGAGACGCAGAGCGCATCAATCGGTGGTGTAGAGATCGCGTTCAGAAACTTTGACACCCCAATCTTGGATGCTCCGGTAGCTGCGTTCACTGGCTTGAAGCGTGTTGGTCCGTTGCTTGGATACGACTATGAGGGGTCTGTAACCGTCACACAGACATCACCGCTCAAGATGACACTTCTGTTTTTAGATTATCGCGTAAGCGTTCCAACGGGGTAAGACAATGGGGTTTAGTGTTCCAATCCTTATGGCCGCTGCATCTTCTGCCGTTAGTGCCGTTGGTGCTATCGCCGCTGGTGAATCACAAAGGCAGACAGCATACGCACAGGCTCGGCAAGCAGAGTTGCAGGCCAAGTCAGACGCGTTAAAGTATAAGCAGCAAGGCATTGCCGTTCTTGAAAAGACACTGGCTACAGCCGCCACAATCCGCGCCCGTGCTGCCGCTGGTAGCGTTGATCCGTTTGGTGGATCGGCTCTTGCATTGACTCAATATGCGTTTGGTAAGGGCGTAGAAGAAAAGATCATGACCGAGGACAATGCCCAGCTTGCATTGCTCGGTGGCCAGATCAATGCGTCTGAAATGCGTCGTCAGGGTGATGCCGCCGCTCAAGCCGGATATATCAAGGCGTTTGGCACATTGTTATCGACTGGCGCTCAGATTGGACAGATTGGTGGACCGCCGGGGCTTGGTTCTTCTTCGTTAAATCTGTCTAGTTCAAATGGTGCGTCAATCATCAAGCGCGGCGCTTACTACGGTTAAGGGGTTAGATAATGGCCATTATGCCACGATATACATCTAGCGACATTGCGGTAGGAACACCGCAGGGCCAGTTCCGCGACGTGTCCGCACCAATGGATCAGTTGTCATCTCAGATGGACCGGATGACAGGCTTCTTTATTCAGGAAGCCAAGCAACAAGCCGTTGTGCAGGCCGAAGAATATGCGGCTGATAAAGCCCCTACTATTCAGCAAATTGAAGAGGCGCGTCGTCTTAACCAGCCGATTGCTCCGATTGCTGACAAAACCACAATCTTTGGTCGTGCGGCTAATGAGGCTCAGAGCCGCATCCTTGCCAAGAATGTGGCTGCCGCTGCCGATATGCAGATGGCACAACTCCAGCAAGATGTCTCATCTGGTAAAGTTCGTGTTAATGACATTGCAAACCAGACAAATGCACTAATCAAGGGCTATTCATCTGCGCTTGCAGAGGTCGATCCTATGATTGCCCGGTCGCTTGAGGCCGATCTTGCTCTTTCTGGCAATCGTCTGTTTGTGTCTGCAACTAAAGCCGCTGCTGCTGATGCTGCCGCAAGACAAGATCAGATGATTACTGATTCGATCAAAGCTGCTCTTCCAAATCAGATCACACAGATATTTGCTGCTGGCGATGTTCTGTCTGTCGGCCCTACTGGTGAAACAATAAAGGTTGATGTGCAGTCACAATTAAAGGCCGCAATCGAACGCGCCAAGGATAAGGCCGACTCGTTGCCTACCGCGTCCAAGCGCAAGGCTGCTTACAAAGAAATTCAAACAGCGCTCAAAGAGGGCGCTGAACGCTATGGCCAAGAAATTGTAATCAAAGGAAGCCTAGACGACCTACAGACACTTGAATCGCAGATTCGTGGTGGCCAGTTTGATCAAGCGATTGTCGATCCAAAAGATCGCATTACGCTTCTCAGCACCGTCAATACACGCGTCAATCAATTAGAAGAAGCGCCTAAAAAGGCACTTGCCGCTAATAGGCTTGTTATCAATCAGAGATTGAAAGATTTTAATGCTGCGCTATCAGTCGGCAGCGCTCGTATCTCAACGCTTCCAAGCCAAAATGAAATTGAAGAAACTTGGGCGGACGATCCGGTTACAAAAGCATTAAAATTACGTGAACTAGAGACTGCCTTTAGTTCTTTTGAAATCACCAATCAGATGCAATATCAAACAGAAGTTGATCGTAACGGCATTGTAGAAGCCGCGCGTGTAGCGGCTATAGATGAAGATAGCGTTCAGCGCTATGAGCTTGTCCTTAAGGCCAATGAAAACATTCAAAAGCAAGTAAAAGCTGATCCAGCTAAATTTGTCCAAAGGTTTGAAGAAGTTAAAAGTGCATGGACAGAGTTGCAAAATTCTAATGATCAAACTCGCGGAGACAATGCAGCTAAATATGCGGCTGTTGCTAAACAACGCCAAGTTGAAGCTGGCGTATTGCCCGGCGATGTGAAATATCTGCCTAAAGATTTAGTTGAGGCTTACAAAGACTCATTCGATCAGCAATTAAAAAACAAAGTTAATTGGGCTCAAATCTTTATTGGAGAATCTGGCAAATGGGGATCATTGTGGCCAGATGTTGTAAAGGAAATGAATTTTGGTCCAGAAGTCATGGCAATTTCTAATATGGCTTCTAACCTTGAAACGGTTAGGGCGGCAGAAGCTCTTGCTGTTGCATTGCAGCCAGAGAATAAAAAGGCTCTAGAAGATTTACATTCTAAAGATAGGAACAAGATTGAAGAAGCGGTCAATATTCATATGATGGATTTTAACCGCTCCCTTAATTCTCCTGCAATTAAAAACGCTGATATTGTTAGACAATCAGTTCAAAAGGCTACATCTCTTTTGACAATGGTTTATATGAGCCGTAACCAAGATATAAATACCGCTGCGTCCAATGCTTACGATCATGTGATTGGCGGTGCATACGAATTTGGCGAAGGATTCAGAATACCTAAGAATGCCAATGTTGACGCTGGAGCTGTTCGCGCTAATGCTGCAATGGTTATAAATAACTTTAATGTCTTTAGATCATCTATTGAATTTCCAGTAGTTCTTGGCAGGCGCGGAAGCAATGTTACTGATGATCAAATTTTGAATGAATATATTAGCAATATAAAAACATACGGCGCATGGATTAACACGGCTGATGACCGCAATGGTCTTCGGCTTGTTGACTCAAACGGTAAACCAGTAAGATTAAAGAATGGGCAGCCTATTGAATTATCTTGGGACCGCCTGAACCAGCCATTACCTAAGATTCAACCCGCCACGAAGGGTGGTCGTTCAGGAGTAGCAAAGAAAACAGCTCCGTCAATCCTCCAACTTGGGCTTGAATAATGCCGTATTATACCACCTTAGATGATGGCAGATCATTTCTTGAGGAATTGCCAGTATCATTGGGAACCGCTGTCGAAGCCCAAGCGGAAAAGGTTTTTTTTGAAAACCCTGTAACGGCTCTTGCTCGAACCATCGGTCAGGCTGGTCAAGAATATGGTGACTTGCATAGAGAGTTGTTTTTGCCCGGCGGGACTGGTGAGCCATACAAAGAAAAGCCGTTACTTCCGGCTGATGAAGCTCGTCAGAAAGTTAAAGAATTAGAACTTGACATTGAAATACCGGATCAAGGTATTACTCAAGGCCAACTTGATTATCTCATTGAGATTCAAAAGAACGAGAATAGATTAAATTCAATCTTATCTAGAGCGCCTACTGATATTGTATCGCAGACAGCGTTAATGGGCACAGGGTTACTTGTATCGTCTATGGATATATTTAACCTTGGTTCTGCATTTTTGCCGATTGCTGGCCAAGCAAGATATACTGCCATGCTTGCAAATGCAGCAAAGCCAGTATCACGTGCTGCGATTAGAGCCGGGTTTGGCTTAAGAGAAGGTGCCATTGGCGCAGCAGCATTGGAGCCGCTCAATTATGGTTTAGCTCAATATGAGCAGCGTGATTATACATTAACTAATTCTTTGGAAAACGTCATATTCGGTAGTGTTCTTGGCGCTGGATTACACGCAGGCGTAGGCGCTCTTGGTGATTCTTTCCGGCTCCACAACACAACTGAATTAGCCCAGCCTCTTCCGGGCAATGGTGAGATACTTGCTCGGATAGATCGCAATATCCGCGATTCCGCATCAAGAGTAGCTATTGGTCAAGTTATGAGTGGTTACTTTCCAAATGTGGAAGCCATCTTAGACCTTGATCCAAATTATCAAAGATTAAAAACTGTCTTACACGCAAACAACTCGCGGCTTGATCCGTCGCAAACAATACAGGTCACTGGTCGGGAAGTTATCCCGCATGATCCAATGGCCCCTAAAGTTCTAACTATCCGTTCTGCCGAGCAATTCCCAGCGGCGGTTACTATTGAAAACCTCAAAACCCAAAATGCACAGACATTTGCACCAAGTCTTACCGGAACTGGTGAGTTCAGAGTGTTTGATACAATGAAAGAAGCGACCGATATTCAATCAAAGGTATATCGGCGCACTGGAGAAGTTCTGGCAATCAAGCAAAACAATGATGGCCAATTTGTGTTGCTGCGTGAGTTTGCTGACAAGCCGCTAAGAAATGATAATGGTAGCATCCTCGCATTTGCGTCAGAGCGTCAGGCAATAAAGGCTACCCAGAGCGTTTCTATTCTTAAAGGTAAGAACCTTACTCCGATCCCATTTGTCGATAGCGGCAAAATCAAATACGCATTGTTTGAAAATGCTGATGCCGGATTTGTATCTGCGGCAAAAGCAAATCCAGATTTTGTAGAATTCGAATTAAATAAACAGAACACAAAACAAGTTCTTCCGGTGCTTGAACCGACGCAAGAGCAACTTGCTATGATCCAAAAGGCAGCTCAGGATCAGGTTCAAATCAGCCAGATGCGCTTAGCGGATGTAGAGACGGTAGCCCGTGCTAACGAAGTTTATAAAACAATGCAAGCCATGGAATCTCGTCCAATAGATATTGCTACGGCTCAGAAAGAAGCAACAGATTATGAGCAGATGATCAGGGCAGACTTTGCTGCTCGCGGCATTGAGAGTGAACTTGATGAATTAAAACAGTATGATGATTTAATTAAAGACACAGACAATTATGCAAAGGCCATCGAGTCGGCGTTTAACTGCTCGGTGAGGAAAGGACTATAATGGCTAAGAATCCTTGCATTGCAGAAGCATCACAGGCGCTCGGTCGTGATCTTACAGATGATGAAGCAATTTCATTATTTGAAGAAGTGCAAGATCGCGTAAAGCAAGCGGCTAATGAAGCTGGCCCGTATGATGAGGCTATTCGGCGTTCGAAAGAGCGCATGATTGCGGAAAAGAAAACTGCTGCATTTATTGAAAAGCGCAATGCCTATTTGCAATTTAAGTTGCGTAATGAGGCCTTAGATTTTGTAAGAACGCAGTTCCCGAATGACCCGGCGCTTGGCATTGAGTCTTTGCTTGTTGGTGTAAATCGAGACAGAATGGGTTCTCGTTTTAGTGCGGCTGCTATTTCGCAAGCGATATTTAGCAAATATGCGTCAGGTCTTATGACCGAATTGCAAACAAATAATTTGCAATCAATTCTTTCTAGCGGAGAGTTTGACCGTGAACTGACACGCGCTCTATATGCTGTCAATCGCAAACAAGAACTGCCGTATAATGGGCCAAAGAAAGTTTTGGACGCAGCTCGGATTATTAAAAAATATCAAGAGCTAATGCGTCACGATTATAACGTGTCTGGTGCAAACATAGATCAGTTGGAAGGTTATATTATTCGTCAATCACATGACTCGGAAAAAATGTTAAAAGCTGGTCAAGAAGCATGGATTGACTCAATTTTGCCGAAACTGGATTTAGACCGCACATTTGAAGGCGCAAAACCTCGTGAAGTTCTTGCCAAGATTTACGACAATCTGATCAGTGGCAACCACCTTAAGACATCAGAAAATGTAACTGGCTTCAAAGGTGGCACAGCTAACCTTGGAAAACGTGCAAGCCAAGATCGTGTCTTACATTTTAAGGATGCTGATAATTGGTTCGACTACAATTCTCAATTTGGTATCGGGACAATATCGGAAGGCGTTTTGCGCCAGATGCACGTGACAGCCCAGAATGTCGGGCTAATGCGCGTCCTTGGCCCTAACCCAAAAGACAATTTCAACCGTCTTACTGGCATGGTGGCCAATACTCTTAAAGGTGAAGCTCGTCGTAAGTTCGATAGCGATGTGCGTGGATTTCTTGCAAACAGACTTGCGGAGATTGATGGCACAACTAGGCTACCAGTAAATAATTTGCTTGCAAACGTGTCATCTGGCGTTCGCAATACGCAGACAATGGCTGACCTTGGCGCAGCTTTGTTTGCTTCTGTTACAGATATTTCATCAATCATGACTGAATTGCGCTATCAAGGATTTGATATGTTTGATGGCGTTACCGAGTCAATTTCTGGATTGGCAAAAGGTCGCAATGCTCAGGAAATGGTAGAGATTGATGCCGCAATCGGCGTTGTATTTCCATCAATGATCGGTGAAATGCACGGTCGCTTCATGGCTCAGGACTCGACACCGGGCATGATGTCAAAGGCGATGCAGTTATTCTTTAAGTATAACGGTATGTCTTGGTGGACGGAAACACTAAAGGCGACGTTCTCGCGTATGACATCTCATCTTGCCGCCCTTAATAAAGGCAAAGCGTTTTCTGAACTGAACCCAGATACACAGCGCGTCTATGGTCTTTATGGCATTGATGCTGAAAAGTGGGATATGTTCCGCCAGACAGCGGCCAAGGGCGCTGATGGTCGAGAGTATCTTTTGCCGAATAAAATTGCCGACCTTCCAGATCAGGTCTTTGCAGACTATCTGACAAAGAGAAAGATCAATCCAAGTGATACAGCTATTGCAGAATTGAAGCGCGAAGTTGAAATGCAATGGCGCACATACTTCACTGACCGTGCCGGATACGCCGTTCTTGAACCTGATGCGAGAACAAACTCGATCATGAATCAAGGCCATAAGCCGGGAACTGTCATGGGCGAATTGTCTAAGTTCTTCTGGCAATACAAATCATTTGGCGTTGCCTATGTTCAGAAAGTCATGGGCCGTGAAATCTATGGTCGCGGTTCAGATACGTTTAAGCAAGCCTTGAAGAACGGCAACGGGGAAATGACCGGACTAATGCAGACAATCATCTGGTCAACTATTCTCGGTTATGGGGCCATGAACGCAAAGGCAATCTTGGCTGGTAAGGAGCCACGGAAGCCGGAAGATGCGGCTGGATACCTAAAGCTCGTCAGGGCTGCCATGTTGCAAGGCGGCGGCGCTGGCATCTATGGCGACTTCCTGTTTGGTGAGATGAAGTCGCGCTACGGGGCTGGTCCGTTAGAAACTTTCCTTGGCCCGACATTCTCGAACCTGTCATCTTTAACTGACATATACAGTCGCGCTCTGAATGGCGACGATGTTGCTGGCTCAACATTAAAATTTGTCATCAATAACATACCGGGCAACAACATCTGGTGGGCCAAGACAGCCTTGGATTATGGTGTGACTTATCGGTTACAGGAAGCCATGAACCCCGGCTACTTAAAGCGCATGGAAACACGGGTAAAGAAAGAACAAGATCAGTCCTTTATTTTCCCGCCATCTCAGGTGATCAAGTGACATTGAGGGATTCTAAATCGTCGTGTATAAAGGGTCTAAATCAGAGGGTTTGTCATGGCTGACTATTCAATTACCGCAGTAACTAGGCGTGTAGTCTATACCGGGTCGGCTGGCAGTGGCCCATACGCCTTTAGCTTTCCGGTTCTTACGCAGACCGATCTTGCGGTCTATAAGAACGCGACTAAGCTAACTCTGACAACCGATTACACCGTCACAATCAGCGGGGCTAATGGCACTGGCTCAATTACCCTAGTCAGCGCAGCCATCTCTACAGACCGTATTACGATCATCGGCTCACGCGCTATTGAGCGCACGACCGACTTTGTTACGGCTGGCGACTTCAAGGCATCATCGGTCAACGAACAGCTTGATAGCCAGATCATCATGATCCAGCAGCTTGCCGAGGAAAACAAGCGCACTCTCAAGGCTCCACAATATGACCCTGCGGCTGTCGAGGATGGCGGCACAGTCAACATGGTCCTTCCGGTAGCGGCTTCTCGCGCTGGCAAGACACTGGCTTTCGACTCGTCCGGCAACCCTGTAGTCGGTGAAGACATCGGCAACTGGCGCGGCAACTGGGCGGCTGGAACTGCCTATACAGTCCGTGACTTGGTTAAAGATGGCTCAAACGCAAACGTTTATCGCGCTAATACTGCCCACACTTCATCCGGCACGACACCGATCTCAAGCAACGCTGATTCGGCAAAGTGGGACTTGGTGGTCGATGCGGCTTCGGCGGCGGCTTCGGCAGCAGCAGCGGCAGCATCTGAGGCAGCGGCTTCGGCTTCGGCTGAGCTTGCTAACGACTGGGCTACCAAGACTTCTGGCCCGGTAGCAGGCGGTGAATACTCGGCTAAGTATCATGCGACGGCAGCGGCCTCGTCAGCTTCTACGGCCTCGTCTGCGGCGTCTACAGCTACAAGCGCCCAGACTGCGGCAGAGGCGGCTAGAGACGCTACGCTGGCTGCGTATGACAGCTTTGATGACCGTTATCTTGGCTCCAAGTCATCTGATCCTACGCTCGACAATGACGGCAATGCCCTCGTTGCTGGCGCTCTCTATTTCAACACGACCGTTCCAGAGATGCGTCTTTATACCGGATCGGCTTGGGTGGCTGCCTATGTCAGTGGCGCATCCTATCTTCTGACATCCAACAACCTCAGTGAACTTACGGCTACTGCGGCAACGGCTCGGTCTAATCTTGGTCTTGGTTCGATTTCCACTCAGTCTGCAGGCAGCGTTGCCATCACTGGCGGGGCAGTTAATAACACAGCAATTGGTGCATCTACGGCATCAACTGGCGCGTTTACGACACTCTCAGCATCAGGCACGGCTACCTTTACTGGTGCAATGTCGGCAACTGCAAACGCTTATATGCAGATTGATGCGCTGACAGATGCCTCGACGATTGCAGTCGATATGTCGGTCGGTAACAACTTCTCGGTAACCCTTGGTGGCAACCGGACGCTTGGCAAT